TATTACCCCTCTATTTTTATTAAAAAGGTTATGGATACAGGTAAGGATATTTTCAGGGTCAAGTTCCCTTTTGTAGTCATGGTAAATGATAAAGTGCTAGGGTTCTTCGGTATAGAATTCCCTGATGAAGAAGGAAAGGCATTAATGCTATCTGATTTCATTGTCAATCACGAATTTGAGAAAGGCGCTAAACTTGTTCTAATGCTAACTAAATTAGATTTTGTTAGAAAGGTTATAGAGCGTTCTGCTTTAAAACGATTAACCGAAATAGAAACCCATGTTTATACTTCAAATCACGTAAGCATGAAGTATAGGGGAGTTTATAAAAAAGGTGGTCGTGATGAGAAGGGCTTGATTTATTCGACCAAGGATATAGGTATCTTTAAGGATTGTGACAAGGTGAAAGCAGAGTTTATTAGAAAATATGGATAAGGTATAGCGAATGAATAATAAATGGAAAGTAAAAGAAGTCGATGTTGCTGAGATAGAAAAGACAGAAGTTAATGCTAATCACATGGGTAAGCGTGATTTCGATAAACTGTGTCTGAATATCAGTAAGAGTGGATTATCTTCTATGATTGCTTGTTATAAGAGAGCAGATGGCAAGTATGTAATAATAAGCGGAAACCACAGATACAGGGCTTGTGTTAAATTAGGCTACAGTAAGTTAAACATTTTGTATGCTGATGAAAAGGATTTAACGAAAGACGAGATTATCGCTGTTCAGTTAAGTCACAATTCATTACATGGTGAAGACGACAAAGGAATTTTAAAGCGGTTGTTTGCAGAGATTAACGATATAGATTATAAAAGTTTTGCTCATATAAACGTAGATACGCTTGATGTAGATGATATGTTTTCAGGGTCAATTATTTCCGTTTCTGAGCATTATCGAGTAGGATTGGTTCTGTATAGGAAAGATATGGAACTTTTAGATGAATTGTTAGATATTGTTAAAGAGGAAAATAGAACATCTGATTTAGTGATTCTAGCAGACGGTAAGAAAACCGAAGACAAGTTCATTGATGCGCTATCAGTGGTTAAAACAGAATATGATATTAAAAGTTCGTCAATAGCATTTAGTAAGATTTTAGATTTGGCTAAGATTGGCATGATGACAAATGTGACAGAATTAGACAAAAAAGGAGAATAGGTGAAATTTTCAAGAAAAAAGACAGTTGAAGCGTACATGAAAAAAGGTTGCAATGTGTCAGCCACTTGTAGTGCTTTGAATATATCAAGACAGACTTTCTATCGAATGAGAAAAGAAGATTCAGGATTTAAACAAGATTTAAAAGATGCTGAAGAGGCAATCATTGATAACGTAGAGAGTAAGTTACTTTCAAAGATTCACGATGGTGATACCACTTGTATGATTTTCTTTCTAAAGACCAAAGGTAAGGATAGAGGTTACGTTGAGAGGCAAGAAGTTGACATGGATATTGATGGCGACATGAGTTTGACTGTAGAGTTCATTGAATAAAAAGATACAGATACCCAAACCGTTTCAGCCGTTATTCAAGCCAAAAAGATACAAGGTTTACTACGGAGGAAGAGGGGCAGGTAAGTCGTGGAGTTTTGCATTATGTTTATTGATAATCGGTTCAAAGAAAAGAACAAGGGTTTTATGCGCTAGAGAGATTCAATCTTCAATGCGTGAGTCAGTACATAAATTGCTAGTGAACTGTATTGAGATATTAGGTCTTGAGTGTTTCTATCGAGTTACGAGAGATAGTATTGTTGGGCTTAACGGTACAGAGATTATCTTTCACGGTATTAGACATGACCCGATGCAGATTAAGTCACTTGAAGGTATCGACATCTGTTGGATTGAAGAGGCACAAAAAGTGAGCAACGAGTCATGGGATGTTCTGATTCCCACTATTCGTAAGAAAGGCTCGGAGATATGGATTAGTTTTAATCCTAGTTTAGAAACAGACCCAACATATACCAAGTTTGTAAAAGCCGATAGAACTGATGCGCTTGTTAGAAAGGTCAATTTTAATGAGAATCCTTACTTCAGTGATGAACTAAGGGCAGAGTTAGAATATCTTAAAGAAGTGAACTATGTAGAGTATATGCACATTTGGGAAGGCGACTGTCAGACGTTTTCACAATCGCAGATATTCCGTGATAAGTTCGTAGTACAGGACTTTAAAGTTCCTTCAGATGCTGTGTTTTATTATGGATTAGATTGGGGATTCTCACAAGACCCAACAGTAATACTCAGGTGTTGCGTTAATGATAATTGCTTATACATAGACTATGAAGCAGGTGGAAGACAAGTTGAATTGGACAATACCTACAGATTAATTGATACCATACCCAACGCGAAATCATATACAATAAGAGCGGACTCGGCTAGACCTGAGTCTATTAGCTTTATTAGACGGCAAGGTTATAAGATGGAATCTGTCTATAAGTGGTCAGGGAGTGTTGAAGACGGTGTTGAATTCATTCGAAGTTTTAGAAAGGTGTTTATTCATACAAGGTGTACCGAAACAGCAAGTGAGTTTACAAGATATAGTTATAAGGTGGACAGAGTGACGGGGGATATACTCCCTCAGATTGTAGATGCTCATAATCACTATATCGATGCGTTACGCTATGCCTTACAGCCTATGATTAAACAACGAGGTAAGCCAAGATTGGCAAATGTTATAGGAGCATAAGATGGGAATTGAAAGCAAACACCCGTACTACACAAATACAGTAATGCAATGGTCACGAATCCGTGATTCACATGAAGGTAACGATGCAGTAAAAGCAAAAGGTGAAGATTATCTACCTAAGTTGAGCGGTACATCGAATGACCAATACGAATCGTACAAATTAAGAGCAGTCTATTACAACGGTATCGAGAGAACAGTTAGTGGACTTGTAGGTGCGGTTATGCGTATTGAGCCAATTGTTGAAGCGCCTGATAAAGTACAAGAGTGGTTAGAAGACATCACAGGCACAGGAATATCATTTGATGATTTTGTATCTTATATGCTGACAGAGCAATTGTTAATGGGCAGACAAGGTGTGCTTGTTGATAGAAGTGAAGACCGACCATATTTAGTCGGCTATAAGACAGAACAGATAACGAATTGGTTGCATGATACAATTGTGCTACAAGAAACGTATAGACAGTCAGACCCTAAAGACCCTTACGATTCATCTTACGCAATTCAGTACAGAGAATTGACAAAAGACGAAGATGGCAAATATGTTGTTCGTATTTGGAGAGATATTAAAGGTTGGATGGTTGTTAATGAGATTTACCCAACAGTCAAAGGCGATGCTATGGAAGGCTTACCTTTTGTCGCTGTTAGTGGTGATGGTTCTAACTTAGAGCCTGTTACACCAACTCTTTTAGCGTTAGCGGATATTGGTTTATCTTTATACAGAACGTCTGCAGATTTAGAACATGGACGACATTTCACTGCATTACCGACACCTTACGTTACAGGTATTGATGCCGATGTTGAATTAAAGATTGGTGCAGGTACAGCATGGATTCTGCCTGATACATCAAGTACCGCAGGTTTCTTAGAATTTAGTGGTCAGGGATTACAGGCACTCGAGAAAGCGATGGAAGAGAAGCGTTCTATGATGGCAAGTTTAGGCGCTCAGTTATTACAATCTCAAAAGTCAGGTGTAGAGGCTAGTGAAACAGTAAGACTAAGACAAAACGCTGAGGCATCTACTTTAGTGAGTTCAGTTAAAACGGTAGAGAGAGCGATTACTTCAGCACTTCAAGTTATGGCAGAGTGGGAAGGTATTCAAGGTGATATTTCGGTTCAGTTAAATACAGACTTTGTTGAAACTAAGATGAACTCAAGTGATATGTCAGCACTAATGGGTGCTTGGCAGTCAGGTGCAGTTAGCCATGAAACATTACTGTGGAACATGAAGCGCGGTGAGATATTACCACCTGATGTATCTGTTGAAGATGAGAAAGGTAGAATTGACTTAGATGCCAATTTAGATGCCGACTTAGATGCCTAAAACCGTTAATGAAATTGTCAATGATGAAATCATAGGTCACTCGCTTGATTTAAATAGTCTTGAGATACAGATGAAGAGAGATGCTGTTAAGCAATTGAAGGCTCTTGCAAAAACACTTATCCAAGATTTAGAAAAAGCAAACATATTGAACGGTAAGCCAATGACCAAGTTTAAGCAGAAACGGTTGAAGACTTTGCTTAAACAGACTGAAGAAACGATTAAGAGTGCCTATAAACAAGTGAAGTTATCTCATGCAGATGAGTTGGTTGCTGTGGCAGGTATTGCTGAGGCTCAAACAGTTAAAGCACTTAATACAGCAGTTAAAGTTGAATTAGTAAGTACGGCTATAAGTAAGACTGCTTTGGCTTCAATTGCTAAAAACACTCTTATAGAGGGTGCGCCATCTAAAGAATGGTGGGCGCGTAGAAGTCAGGCATTTACAAATAAGTTTACTGATACTGTTAGACAGGGAATGTTAAGAGGTGATACGACAGATAGTATTGTCCGTTCATTGCGAGGTACAAAGTCATTAAAGTATAAAGACAGTGTGCTAAATGGAAATTATAGAAGTGCTGAGGCTCTTGTTAGAACGTCAATACAAACTGTTGCTAATGAGGCAAGACTTCAAACTTATGCTGATAATGACGATATTATTAAAGAAATAGTATGGCAGTCTACGTTGGATTCTCGTACTTCTTCGACTTGTATGGCATTAGATGGCTTAAGGTGGAAAAACCCAAGTAGAGAACCTATTGGACATAATATCGCGTTTGTTGGTTCTACTGCTCATTGGAATTGCCGTTCTACAACTATAGGAATAACTAGAAGTTGGAAGGAACTTGGCGCTAAAGGTAAATTTAAAGAAATACCAACAAGCACAAGAGCATCAATGGATGGTCAGGTTAGTGACAAGAAGAGTTATGAAAGTTGGCTAAAGGAAAAACCTGTTAAGTTTCAAAAAGAAGTTCTAGGTGTAGAAAAGCATAAACTATGGAAAGAAAAGAAATTAGGGTTCACAGATATGGTCAGCGGAAGTGGACAACCTCTAACTTTAGAACAGTTGAAAAATAAACTTTCAATTTAACGCTGTTTATGTAAAATACAAACCGTCAGTGACAGTTTAATTATTCGGAGAATAAAATGAGTGAAGAGAGCCAAGAAGAAAATAAGACATATTCAGAAGATGAATATCAGTCAATGAAAGCAAAGTTAGACGGCTTTCGTTCTAACAATGTTCAGTTAATGAAAGACATGGAGTCATTGAATTCTAAATTCGATGGTATTGATGTTGATTCATATAAAGACATGGTGCAAAAGCAAAGAGATTTACAAGATAAGAAGTTAATCAGCGAAGGCAAGATTGAAGAATTATTAGAAGAGCGTACATTAACCATGCGCCAAGGTCATAATTCAGACCTTGAGAAATTACAGAACTCGAACAAAACACTGAACAGTCAACTTGAGGGTTTGGTTGTTGATAGTGCAGTAAGAAATAGTGCTATTAAGACAGGCGTTGTTGATACTGCTATTGACGATATATTACTTCGTTCTAAAGCGGTATTCAGTTTGAAAGACGGTAAAGCCGTTCCCTATGATAAAGATGGAAACGTCATTTATGGCAAAGGCTCAACCAACCCAATGACAGTTCAAGAATGGGTAGACGGTCAACAAGATGTAGCACCGCATTTATTTAAAGCCTCAACAGGTGCAGGTTCAGAACACGGTAAGAATTTTGTTGGCGAAGGCTCAAGAGATTTATCAGCATTAGAGAAACTTCAATTCGGTTTTAAAAACCAAAGATAACCCATAACCCCTTATGTGGTGAATTAAAAACCTCTCTCCTCAAGTTAGATTTTTAGCCCTCGTACTCAACGGGGGTTTTTTTGTCTGTAATCCCCTGTAAATCCCCGATAGAAATCCTTTAGTAGTAGTATATGTAGAGGTAACAAATCCCCGAATCCCCGATAAATCCCCGAATCCCCGATAATTGATGGAGTAAAAAACACCAACATTCCACCAATGTACCCGATTAGTTGTGTTAAACTCGCGGTAACTCGTCATAGTATGGCGTGAACCCTACATTGAACCCGTGGTGATATAGTAGTAGATTATTTTATTTTATCTGCTCCACCTTTTTGGGGCTTTATAGGAGTGCATTTATGGCATCAGTAACTTTAGGCGAATCAGCCAAACTATCACAGGATATGCTTGTAGCAGGTGTTATCGAAAACATCATTACAGTTAATCCCTTTTATGACATCTTACCTTTCCAAGCAATTGACGGTAACTCACTAGCATACAATCGTGAAAACGCTTTAGGTGCAGTTGAGTGGACAGGTCAAGGCGATGCAATTTCAGGCGGTAAAGGCGCATCAACATTTACGCAGATTACTTCTAGCCTAACAACGCTAGTTGGTGATGCTGAAGTTAATGGCTTAATCCAAGCGACACGTTCAAACATTAATGACCAAAAAGCAATGCAGGTTGCTTCTAAGGCGAAATCTATTGGTCGTGCTTACCAAGATAAAATGATTAACGGTACAGGCACAAATGATGAAATCACAGGTCTATTGTCATTAGCAACTTCTGCACAGACTAAGACAGGCGCAACTAATGGTTCTGATTTATCTTACGATTTGCTTGATGAAACTATTGATATGGTAACTGATAAAGATGGTCAGGTTGATTATATGTTGATGAACGCTCGTACTATTCGTTCATACTACGCATTGCTTAGAGCATTAGGTGGCGCAGGTATTGGTGAAGTAATTACTTTGCCTTCAGGCGTAAATGTACCGACTTATCGTGGTATCCCAATCTTCCGTAACGACTACATTCCGATTGGTCAGACTCGTGGTACTTCAACTGCTTGTACTTCGATTATTATGGGTACAGTTGATGATGGTTCTATGTCACACGGTATCGCAGGTCTAACGGCTTCAGGTAACGCAGGTATTCAAATCGAGAATGTTGGTACATCAGAAACTAAAGATGAAACTATCACTCGTGTTAAGTTCTACAACGGTTTAGCTAACTTCTCTGAAAAGGGTCTTGCTATGCTTAACGGTATTAAGAACTAGAACCACTGTAAGATAAAAAATCCTCTTGGTCAATGTGAACAGCCAAGAGGTACAAATTTAATAAGGATTGATTATGGCTTTAGATGCGACAGTTAGTGGTGCAGATTCAGATAGTTATGTAACAGTTATAGATGCTGATGCGTACCATGCCAATCACTTATATTCGTCTGATTGGACAAGTGCTACAACAGACACAAAAGAAAAAGCACTCAAAATGGCTACTCGTATTCTTGATGAAAAGATAGAATGGGATGGCATAAGAAGTACAAGCACTCAGGTTTTAGCATGGGGCAGAGTCAATGTGTTTTATGATGGTTATATAATTGCCTCAGATATAGTACCTGTTCAGATTAAAAATGCTACTGCTGAGTTTGCTAGAAACTTAATCTCAGACGACTCAACGGGTGATGCTGATGGTAAAGGTTTATCTAGTTTGTCGGTTGGTGGAATATCACTTAACTTCGACAAGAATGATACAGCAGGTGTATTGCCATCAATTGTGCAAGAAATGCTTAGAGGTTGGGGTGAGATACACGCTAGGGCTAAGTTTGGCACAGTATCGGTGGTGAGAGCGTAACATGGGATTAAAGACTGCCATAGGTAAGTCGGTTAAGTCAGCATTAAAGACTGTTGGTGATTTGGCTGAAACGATTACTTATAATTCTAGGACTGATGGTGTATATACTGTTGCTACAGGCGCAGTTGCTCATACCACAGTAACCCACAGCCTTAAAGCAGTTATCAGTTACTTAGGTGGCGCTACAGATTCTAATGATAATTCAAAAGATTTCACAGGCGACTTATCTGCCTTGTTTGCTAGTGATGATTTATCCGTTTCGCCTGATACAAACGATACGATTACAAGGGGTTCAGAAACCTATGCTATAAACAATATTTCTTCTGACCCTGCTAACGCTTCTTATACTTTGATATTGACGAGGGTAGGATGAGTACAGCGACTTTCGATATGGACATTAAACGATTTGCTAAGACGGCAGGTTTAGAGGTTGACACAGTTGTCCGTACGATAGCGTTTGATGCTTATGGAGCAGTGACCGAAAAAACGCCTGTTGATACAGGTAGGGCTAAGGCTAATTGGAATGTAATGGTTGGTTCTCCTGACACAACTACCTCAGACAAAACAAAGGCTTCACCTGTTGTTTTAAATAAAGGTGATGGGCTGAAAGATATTTATATTACGAACTCATTGCCGTATATTTACGCTTTAGAGAATGGTTCAAGTGAACAAGCCCCTGCAGGTATGGTTGCTATAACTATGAGTGAGATTAGTGCGAGGTACAAGTAATGTCATTCGCAGATGAAAGGAAAGATATTGAAGGTCGTTTTAATAGTAATTGGTCAACAACTGATATTGCTTGGGGTAACGCTGATTTTAATACACCAAACAACACTTCATGGGTGCGCTTTAATATACTGAATGGCAATACAGGCTACAGAGCGTTAGGTGGCTTAAAACGTCATACAGGAGTTATTAGTATTCAGATATTTTCACCTGCTAATTCAGGTACGAATACTATGAGGGGATATGCTGATACAATATCAGCAATATTTGACGGTCAAAAGTTTAGCGATGTAGTTTGCGATGTAGCAAGTTTACAGACGCTTGGTACTGATGATAAATGGCATCAGATGAATGTAACTATTCCTTATTGGAGGGATGAATGAAAGAGATAATTTTATATCCGCCTAATGGTGATGATGTAGGTGTTGTTCCTCATAATACAAAGATAGAGGAAATGAAAGCGAACGGATGGGTTGAGAAAAAACCTACCAAAAAAATAGCAAAGAAAATTAAGGAGAACGAAGATGGCGACAACTAAAGGTAGTGATGGTTTTGTAAAGATTGGTGCGAATACAATCGCAGAGGTAAAGGATTGGAGTCTATCTGAATCAGCAGACACGATAGATGTAACCACTTTAGGTGAAACTGCGCGTGAAAAGATTGTTGGTATGCAGTCAGCATCAGGCTCGTTAAACGCCTTTTGGGATGCCACTGACACAAGTCAGGGTGCAATGACAATTGGTGCTAAAGTAACCCTTCTTCTGTATCCTGCAGGTAATGATTCAGGTGATGATTTTGCTACAACCGAAGTATTAATTACAGAGGTTGGCGTATCTACATCAACAGAAGGAATGGCAGAGCGTTCATTTAGTTTTGAAGCAACAGGCGAAACTTTAAATGCAAGTTCTGAAAAAGTAGCGGTTGTATGGGCTTCAATAGCTTAATAAGATAAGGAGAATAAAATGGCAATAACAAAAGGAAGTGAAGGTTCTGCAACTTTTAGTGACGGTACAACTGCACAAGCAATCGTTGAACTTAAAGATTGGAGTATTTCTGAATCGGCAGAAACTATTGAAACAACTTCAATGGGTAACACGACAAGAACTAAAACAATTGGTTTAACTTCAGCAAGTGGTTCTATGACTATGTTTTGGGATGTTGAATCAACAGGCACAGACCTAGGTCAAGCAACAATGGTAGTGGGAGCAAAGGCTGAACTTGTCTTGTATCCAAAGTCAGGTAAGACGGGAACTTGTACTGCAATCATTACAGAGCGCGGTGTGTCTGTTTCATTAGACGGCTTAGTTGAAACCTCAGTTTCATTTGAGGTTAGTGGCACTGTGGTTTGGGCATAATGGGTGTATTAGATAATGCAATAAATCACTTTGGCAGTCTTGATACTAAAGTTATAGAAGTGCCTGAGTGGGATACGATTATATATGCCACTCCTTTTACGTTAGGCGAAAAGAAAACACTTTGGAAATTCGCAAAAGGTGATGATTTTGAATTCATGGTTAGAACACTTATTCTTAAAGCATTAGATAAAGAAGGCTCTAAGATGTTTGATATATCGCAGAAAAACAACTTGATGAATAAGGTTGACCCCGATGTAATTTCAAGAATTGTAGGCGAAATATCTATATCCCAAACCGTTGAGGAACAAGAGGGAAACTAACAGGCGACCACGAATTCCACGCAAAATATGCTCTCGGTGTTCGCTTACATAAGTGCATATATGAAATAGACTTAATGACAATTGATGAGTTCCATGGGTGGATAGCTTACTTTAATTTAGAGGAACAGAATGGCAACTAAAGAAACAGCCCATCTAGGGATTAAGGTAAGTACCGCAGGTGTTAAAAAAGCACAGGCGGGAATAAGAAGAATATCTGCAATTGCGACAAAAGCAAAGCAGAGTATATTTTCTTTGCAAGGCGCTATGGTTGGTCTTGGCGGAGGAATGGTATTAAAATCCGCATTAAACTATGCTTCAAGTATAGAAAACCTCAGAGTACAGTTAGTATTCTTAACGGGCGATACTAAAAAAGCAGCCAAAGCCTTTGAAGCACTAACTAAATTCGCCAAAAAAGCCCCGTTTACTCTAAAAGAAATACAAAAGGCATCACCTGCCTTACAAATTGTAGCAAATGATACAGAAGAGTTAAACGAGTTATTGGAAATGACGGGTGATATAGCCACCGTAACAGGTGCTGACTTTGAAGTTGTAGCACAAAACCTACTTAGAGCGATGGAAGGCGGTATCGCTGCATCAGAACTATTTAGGGAAAAAGGTGTAAAGAATATGCTTGGCTTCCTTGACGGAGTTCAATATACCGCTTATGAAACCAAGAAGAGATTCTTTGATGCTTTTAGAGATGGTACAACAACCATAAAGGGTGCTACTGCCGAGATGGCAAAGACCTTTACAGGTCAAGTTTCCATGATGGGCGATGCTTGGGATAATTTACAACTTTCATTTATGAAAGAAGGTGTGTTTGGAAGTACAAAAACACAGGTTAAAGAATTGACAGCATGGCTAAAAAGCCCTAGTGTCCAAAAAGGTGCTAAAGATTTAGGTAAAAGCGTTACTTCCGTAGCAAAAGGAATAAAAGAGGCTGTAGTCCACTACAACGGATTGCCCGAACACATTAAGACAGCAGGTATAGTGTTTGCTGTATTTGGTGGAAAAGTCGGTAAGGTTGCTCTTATAGCCATGATTGGTTATGCAGAAGAATTAAAAGCAATACTTCAGGAAGTTGGGCTAATGGATTACACGCCTACACAACTAACAGACCAAATGGCTTATTTAGATGGTCAAATAGCAAACACTCAAAAAGCCATAGATAAACTAGATTGGAATTGGGTACAAAAAATAGTTTTCTCAGGTTCTCTTGCAGACCCATCACAGTTCATGGAAGACTTACAGGCGAGAAAAGCAGACTTACAGGATAAGATAAACGAACACCCTCTTGCACTTAATGGTGTATTTTTACCCCCAACAAAGAAAGAAGATAACACACCATCTGACCCAATTTACACGCCCGAGCCTACGGCAATAGAAACATCTAAAAAATTAATAGATAAATTAAAGGGGTCTGTTATAGCCTACGCTGAATCAATAAAAGATGTTGGTGTAGAGGTAACAGATGTAATGCAATTAACTAGAAGTTATGAAAAAGAATTAGAAAAGATAAACGGCTCTTTCAAGAAAGGCGATGAAAATAATAAGGACAAGATTAAGTTATTAGATGAGTTGACAACTGCTTACGAAAATGCTCAAAACCGTTTAAAGGATTTTAAAATAAACGACTACGTTAAGTCCATGGCAGATTCAATGGAAGGCACTATTACAAGCGCTATTATGAATATGTCTAAAGGTATCGGTGACTTTGGTGACTTAGTTAAAAGTGTCATGGCAACTGTCATGTCAGAAATTATAAAGATTAATATTGCACGACCTATGGCTCAAGGATTGTCATCAATGTTATTTGGTAAAGAGGGTCTATTCCCTGCAGGTCAAGTTGACTTAAACACTATAGCCCGTTCTGACACAAGTTTTGCAGGTGGTGGTTTTACAGGTTCAGGTGGTCGTTCAGGTGGTGTTGATGGTAAGGGTGGTTTTAATGCTATACTACACCCTAACGAAACAGTAGTTGACCACACGAAAGGGCAAAGCCAAGGACAAACAGTGATTGTAAATTATTCACCTCAAGTTAATGCTTTAGACCCTCGTACAGCCCAAATGGTTATCGCTGAGAACGCTCAAACGATTGTTGGAGTAGTAAGACAGGCATTTAACAGAAATGGTCAACAGGTAGCAATATGATTTTTCCCGAAACAGTAAAGCCGAGTTCAATAAGCATAACTAGTATTACTCCTAATTTGGTTAGTGTTACTCATTCCCTTAAAAGACAGGTAAGACAAAGAGGCGCTCAAAGATGGCTAATGGAAGTTTCATTTCCATCTATGTCAAGAAGTGAGTTTGCCCCATTGTGGGCGTTTGCTAATAACAGGAAAGGTCAATTTGAAACCTTTACTTTTAGACCTGAGATTTATAAAGATTCAAGCGGTACTGCAAGTGGCACTATCGTGACGGGTTCAGTTTACGGAGCAGGTGCTACAGACATCTCAATTACAGGTATTGATAGCGGTACGCAATTAAACGCAGGTGATTACATCAAGTTTGCTACGAATGATAAGGTTTATATTATTGTAGAAGCAGATGCAGGTACGACAACAGCAATAAAGATAGAGCCACCATTGTTAGAAGATGTTTATGCAGGAATAGTTATAAGTTACACAGATGTGGAGTTTACAGTGGCTTTTGATGGCGACACTCAGACAATGGATGTTGCAACAAATGGTCGAACTTCATGGGGTATGAGTTTGGTTGAGGTTGTCTAATGGACAGAGGTTCAACACCTGCGTTTCAGGCTGAATTAGTTAAAGCGCAAAATAGACCTGTACATTTGGTTGAGGTTGATTTTGATAGTGGTTCAGTATTTATGACTGACAGTTTCAAGGCTATTACTTTTGCAGGTGATGAATACCAAGCAGTTGGTAATTATATGGGTTTTTCTGATATTGAAGAAACAGCCGATATTATCGTTTCGAATGTTACTTTGTCGCTATCAGGCGTTGACCAAGTGTGGATTAGTAACGTATTAAATGAAAACTTTATTGATAGAAAGGTTAAGATTTGGACAGGCTTTGTAGATGATGCTTTTGATTTAATATCTGACCCCGTGATAATTTTTGAAGGCAGAATGAACCAACCGACAATTAATGAAAACCCTTCTAGTGGAGAGTCCACAGTTTCAGTATCTTGCACTAATGCTTGGGTTGACTTTGCTCGTAAGACAGGCAGACACACAAACCATGAGGAGCAACAAATACACTTCCCAAACGATAAAGGTTTTGAGTTTGCATCTGAAATTGTTAAAGATATGACATGGGGCAAAGCATGATTCCTGAAATAGAAATTAGGCTACATGAATATGTAGAATTAAACATAGGTAAAGAATTTAAGTTCGGTGAGCATGATTGTCCGTTGTTCACTTTAGGTGCTATTGATATTATTCAAGGCACTGATTATCAAGAGCAAATGAAAGGGTTATGGCATGACCAAAAATCAGCCTATAAATACGCAAGAAAGAATGGCGATATTGTTACCCACCTAATCCGTTATGGCTACAAGAAAATCAACTACCAACTAATGACAGTTGGTGATGTAATTATTATGGAGCAGAAGTTAGCCCATGAGAAAAAGTGGCGTTCAGTTGGTGTTTGCTTAGGCTCTAAAGTGGCAATCATAACTCAAGAAACAGGCGTTGAGATTATAGCAATTAGTCAAATACCAAATATGACGGAGGCAATGACATGGGTGTAAGTATTGGCGCTATGATGGCTTCACAGGCGACATCAGCATATCTTGCCACATTAACAGTCACAAGTGCTACTCTCGTAACAACTGCCATGTACACCGCAGGTCAAATTGCTGTTATGAGTGGAATTGCAGGAATGGTAGTAGCCTCCGCTTTAGCACCAAAACAAGCCACCGCAGAAGACCAAGGCGTTATGGTCAATAAAGCCTCGAACAATGCCTCCCTACCTGTTATTTATGGATATAGAAAAGTAGGCGGAACGCGAGTTTATCTTGAAGCAACAGGTAGTAAGAATCAATTTTTACACGTTATTATTGCTATGTCAGAGGGTGAGATTAACTCATTTGAAAATATTTATATCAATGATGTTATCTCTACTGACGAGAGGTTTGACGATGTTTTAGAAATTCATAAGCATACAGGCGCAGATGACCAACTAGGAAACGGCACATTAAGAGGAAGAGTAGACAATTGGACTTCGTTACATAGGTTAAGAGGTACTGCCTATCTGTATGCTCAATTAGAATACGATGTAGATTCCTACCCTCAAGGACTGCCAACAATCACAGCAGAGATAAAAGGTGTAAAAGTTTACGACCCACGCTCAACCAATACGACTTTTAGTGATAATCCTGCTTTGTGTATTAGAGATTATTTGACTAACAGCAGATACGGGCGTGGGATTGATACTGCATTAATTGATGATACAAGTTTTATTGCAAGTGCTAACTATTGTGATACTTCGGTTATTATTGGAAACACTGCCAAAACACGATACACTTGTAACGGTATCGTAAATACAGAAACAGGCTCAATGGATGTTATTAGAAGTCTGTTGACTTCATGCAAAGGGTTTTTAATCTTTAGTGGTGGTAAGTATAAACTTATTATTGATAAGATTGAGTCAGCAGGTTTTACGTTTAGCGAAGATAATATTGTTGGTGCATGGTCTATCGCAATGGGCGATAAGAACTCACAATTTAACAGAATTAGAACTAACTTTATTAATCCTGATAGAAATTGGCAACCTGATATTGCAGTTGTTGAATCTACAGCTTTGAGAACTTTAGATAATGGTTTATTACTAGAGCGAACGCTAGACTTGCCGTTCACTACTGATATTGACCGTGCAAAGATGATAAGCACTATGTTTATCAATCAATCACGTCAACAAGTTAAAGTAGAATTTACAGCTACCATTGATGCGTTGAGGGCTGAGGTTGGTGATGTTGTGTTTATCAAGCACAAGACCCCTGCTTGGGATACGCTTAACGCAGGACAAGGTAAGAAATTCAGAATAATGAAAATGGTTCTTCAGAATAATGATGAAGTCCGTGTTTCTGTTTTAGAATATGATACGACAGTTTACGATTACGGTGTTATCGGTGTAAGTGACTCTTCACCAAACACAAATCTGCCTGATTCTACTAGGTCAACTCCACCAACCTCACTAACTGCCTATGAGGAAATGTACGTTACAAACACGTCACAAGGTGCGCAAATTAAAGCAAATTTATCTTGGTCGTCACCGTCTGATGCTTTTGTTAAAAAGTTTGAAGTTGAATACAGAGAGATAGGTCAGGTTTGGGAGTTTGTAACAACGACTAAAAACAATCATGCTCAGATTGTCAATCTGAAAGCAGGTAACTATGAATTTAGAGTTCGCTCAGTTAATACTAATGGTGTTCGTTCTAGGTGGGCGTACACAGGCGCTCTAGGTTTTGCAGGTCTAACAACGCCACCTGCCGTCATTGATAATTTTAGTATCAGGGCGCTTGACGGTTCTGCACATATTCAATGGTCAAAATCTTCAGTTATTGATGTTCTACACGGTGGAAATATTAGAATACGCCACACTCCGTCTGTGAGTGGTGCAACTTGGGATAGTGGTACAGATATTGGTGAAGCGTTAGCAGGAAATGCGACTAACGTAGTATTGCCGTTATTGTCAGGAACTTACCTAGCAAAAACCATTGATAGTGCAGGTAATTTCTCTACGGATTTTGTTAAGTCAATAACTACCGTACCAAACATTTTAGATTTTAATGTTGTTGAAACCATAACTGAACACCCTGCGTTTAATGGAGTGATGGAGAGTGTCGTTAAAACAGGGGCAATTATTAAACTTGATTCTATTGCAGGGCAAAACAGTCTGCTTACCGAAGATAATGATATTATTATTGCAGAATGGCAAGAGATGGTTAATATCACAACCGCATCTGCAAATACAGGTTGGAATGAGATTGATACAACATCTGTTGAGTGGGATGGTACAGGTGACACTTTAGATTTTATTACCGTAGCTGATTTAGAAGATGGTGTTGAATACGATATAACATTAACAATTAGTGATTACACAGGGACGGGAACTGTTGGCATTTCAGGACTTAACCTTAGCACTTCAGCCATTGAAAGCGCAGGTAATCAAACTATCACGACTACATTTACCTCTTTAGGTGGGAATGTGTACGGCTTCGGTAGGATTGGAAACACAGCAACCCTAAAAATAAGTATTTCTGAGGTTAATACTAATTTTAACCAAATTACACGAGAGGTTTTAGCAGAGGCAGGAACAGCTTCATCAGGAACTTATTATTTTGATAATTCAGTTGATTTGGGTTCAGTATATACGTCAAGAGTTACCTCAAACTTACAGGCGAGTGGAGTTGTTTCTACTGATTTGTTAGATGACCGTACTACCGATATAGATGATTGGGGTAACTTTGATGGAGAACCTTCAGACTCTACAACGGCACAACTTCAAATCAGAACCACAAATGTTGACCCATCATTAGATGATTGGGATGATTGGTCGCCAATCATGGTTGGTGACTACAACGCTAGAGGTTATGAA